GAGTGATCCTGTTCAGTCCAAATACCATTGACTAACATCCATTCTTTTCCTTCCATGATACCTTGTACAAAAGCACCAGGTGCAGAAGGGTCTGCTACTATATCCGCCGCTGTGGCTAGATAAAAATCGTTCTGAACAACATTAACACCGTTAACATTTTTCAGAGAACCCATACCTCTTGATGATACACCCAATTGGGCACCACCTTCAATCAATTGACGAGCAATTTGACCCATAGGCGTATCAAGAATTTTGGCTTTGCCAATCCATTGTGTTCCATCTTCTTTGAGTCCTACAATCATATGTGAAACACGATCTAGATTAATTGTTGGTGTTTCTGGATGACCTAATTCACCAAAAGCACGGTGTCTATTAATATATTCTTCTGTGTAACGATGAACTTCTTTTTTCATCGTATTGTATTCGTATAGGCGACCGTTCTTGTTTTTCTTTTCGGAAACAAGAAAAGGACCTTCAATAAAGAGTTCCTTTTTACCGTCAGCACCTTCAGTAATGTAGTTTACGGTCTCATTAATTTCTTTGATCAGCTTCAAAATTTACTCCTTTATAGCCTTTATAGGTTTTTACTCTACCTGTAAGCAATCCATGCATACCAGAAGAATTTAAATTATTATCTCTACAATATTGGTTGAGATTAACCACTTTTTCTATTTCTTTATTAGGATTTAGAAAAAAATATACTTTTGCTTGTTTTTCTGTTTTTTTCTTAATGGTTTCTTTTGATTGTTTAATACCCAATCTACTTAAACTCATTTTATTTTTTGTTTCTTTTGATGCTTTTTTCCAATTCTACTTAATCTTATTTTTTCTTTTGTTTCTTTATTGTGTTTATGTCCTAAAAATAAATTACCACCATCTCCACCGGAAGAAATATTATATTGAGGTTTCAATATATCAATATAATAAATTTCTTTTATATTAAGTTCCTCTTTATCACTGGCTGTATCTATTTGTTTTATAATAAAATTATCTTTACCATATTTATGGATTGCTTTTTGTATGGGCATTTTATCCATTGATTTTGTTTTTGTATGTTCCTCAAATCTTTTTTGCAAATTTCTTGTTGTTTTACCTATGTAAAATTTATTATTAATTATGTTGATAATTTTATAAATAAACATTTATAATCCTACCGACCTTCTTTTTCTAATTGATATTCTTCTTTTTCTTAAAGTTTTTGGCAACTCAGCACGCCTTTTGGCTTTTGATCTCAAAGAACCAATGCGGCGGTTTCTACGTTCCGCTGGCATCATTCTTGTCAATTGGCCGTGCCTAATTGTCCATCCTTTTACTGCCGAAAATTTCTTTCGGCGTTGTACCACACCTTTACGAACACGAAACTTAATTATTCGTGCTCTACCTACTTTTTGTACATTAGCACGTTGTTCTGTGCTTTCATCCAAATAACATTCTAATTCATAATCTTCAAATAAATCTGAAGCAATTTTTAATTTAATTTCGTCTAATTTTTGATTAAACAAATCATTAATTTTTGCGTCCAATAAACTTCTTGCTTCTACAACCTTATTTGATAAAAGTTTTGAAACTAAATCTTTCATTACTGTTTATTACCAGTAATACCATAATTACCATAGTTAAATGCGGCAGGATCATTAAACTGGCCACGCTGATACATTGCGTTATTCTTACGAACAGAAATAATTAATGTGTAAGCTGAATTATTAGTAGCGCCAGTTGTTTGAATTCCCAAATCTCCGTTACCTACTGTATTTGCTGCGCCAGTACCAGAATTGTTTAGTATTGAAGGTAACTGTTCACCTAAACCAAACTCACCTTGACCTTGTAGGTGGAAAATAGTTGCTGAGTTTGCATAGGAAGATGCAGCAGTACTTGTATTATTACCAGACCAAAACAATTCAACCGATCCTAAAGTTCCTGAAACAGGAAAGTTTACATAATACTTCAATCCAGTTAACTGTAAATCGTAATAACTTAAGGCAGTATTGGCAGCTCCGCCTTGTGTATTTGCAAGTAAGTATCCGTTTGTTGCTAAAGCATTAGACAATGAATTTGCAGAAATACGAGAAACATTTAGTTCGTTACCAGAAGTTCCATCAAAAATGCCAGTTACTTTAATAACAGCATCTGTTGTGGTATCTCTTAGAACCTGATATGTAAATTTATTTGCCATCTTCTATCCTATTTTAAATGTTTCTGAGCAAAATCTATTACTTTGCCAAAATGTTCTTTATCTTTATTTGCCATCTCGGCCAATTGCTTCTTATTACTTTCGTTTAATACGTTGTATACTTTTAAAATGGTCTCGGCCAAATTAACTGTTACCACCATCTTCTTGCCATCTTCAAATTGAACACGGTTGTATGTATCATTTTCTACAATATTCTGTAACTGAGAAATTACGTTTTCTTCAATTACTTCACCATCGGCTTCAAATTCCTCTGGTGTGGAAGCAGACCATTGCATCGCTGTATATGGTACCGTTACATATTTATCTATTTTATCCACATAATATAAAGCTACTCGTTGATTGTTAGGAAACTGTCGTACGGACTTTCTCCTCATAATCAAAACATTAGGCGGATCTAATGGTAAATGATGTACCGAAAGTTCTTTATTTTCAGTAGAAAATTGAGGTTCTTCCGAAACAGTCAGGACCTCAGGCTCAATAGATTCTTCTGCCTGTTCTGGTAGAATAATTTCTTTAGAATCTAAGAAACCTTTAAGCGTTTTCAACTGGTGGTTCCTGTGAATCTTGTGCAACTTCTTCTGGAGCCATAATATTTTGTGCTACCGCTTGTTTAGCCGCAGCAATATGGTTGGTCACTTTATCGTGAATGGAAGCATATAAAGCTTCTCTAAATTTAGCACCATCTTCATCCATTGCATAGTCAATAATGTTACGAGTTGAGTAATCTGACATTTTATTCTCCAAAATTAATATTTATAATATACGCTTCAATTTACTTACGGTGGACTCATATTGAGCTTCTCCGTCACCATCTTCTTTATCGGCTGGATTGACTGGTTGTTGTGGAACTTGCGACATCATTTGTTGTTGAGCCACATCATTCATTACGCCAACCGGCAAACCATAACCTTCTGACTTTTCTTCATCAATTTCACCTTGCATTTCTTTGATTTCATCATCAGTTAAACGCAATACATTACGTTGAATCCAAGACTGTGAGAAATAACGACCAGTATATGGGTCTACATTTGCCAATAACGACAAACGTTCTTTCATTAATTCAGCTTCTTTAAGTTCTGTAAAGTTATTGTCTTTAATGAAATCATAATAAATATGTTCTTTAAATTCTTCCCATTCTTCAATGGTACAAATACCTTTAAGAACACATTGAACTCGCATTGCTTGGTCAAATAAATCAGCAAATTTATTGCGCATACGAGAAACAAATTTAGCAAACTTTAATTCGTCACGGGTGATTTCATTGGTGCGACCAAGAGAGAATCCAGAACTTTCAGGATTCAAACGAGAAACCGGAACATTCAAAGCCTTATACAATTTCTTCTCAAAATACTTAACATCTTCTAACTCACCTAAGTTTTGACCACCTGGTAATGTGGCAATTTCTGTACCTTTACCACCTTCACGGCGAGGTAACCAAAAATCTTCCATCATTGATAAAAACTTACGGTCATCCCGAACTTCACCTGTATTGGCATCATAGACAAGTTTGTTTTTATACTTGACCATAATATCACGAAGATATTGTTCCGCTTTTAACTTTGGTAAGTTACCCACGTCAATATAAAAAATGCGGCGCTCGGGAGCACGACTGATGCGATAAATGACGGTAGCATCTTCAATCATCCTTAGTTGGTTGAGTGGTTTGATTGCTTTATGAAGGTAAGATAGTACAACAGCCCTGCGAGAATCCATGAGGCCAGAAACAACAGAGATAATGGAATCTGTGGTAATTCTGACACCAACAGGGCCAAAATTGCTAGAAGAACCAGTAGTAACCTTATCATTGAAGATATAGTATTCATTAATAACATTCATTACCTCTACGCCAGTACGTTCATCTTTCTTCTTTTTGACTTCACGAACTTTACGAAGTTTGCGTGGATCAACATACCGAAGTTCTCTGATACCTTGAAGTGGATTTTCACGGTCAATAATAATGTGGTAATACATTCTACCGTCAACATAATAACGGCGAAAAATGTCTTGAGCTAAATTGTTATAATTAAGCAAACGCAGTAAGGTACTAAATTCTTCCCGAATGGCTTTTTTGATTTTTTCTGGTTGTTGCAGGTCGTCCAAAACAATCTTAATGTTTTTACCATCATCGTCTTGGCAAATAGCTTCATTAACAATATCGTCAATGGCAGCTTCAATTTCTGGTTGCATAGCCATTTCACGATAACGAGAAATAAGTTCTACTTCATTTTTTGCTGTGCCGTCTAGATCAACATATGTACCATAATATGCGGCAGAAGTAATGGTTAATGCGCCATCATCGTTTGTTGGTGGCGTAAAGGATTGTTGCACTCCAGCATCTTCTTCAGATTTTGCTCGTGCAATCGTGAAACCAAAGAGTGAAAATTTATTTAATGATGCCATATTGTTTTATTCCAATTCAAAAAAACATAATGGGAGAACCTAAGTTCTCCCGTATAAAATAATTAAGTAGTACTAACAGTATTAGTCCAGTATTGGTAAGCAAATGTCACAGCGTATTCTTCAATTGTGTCATTTGAACCCCAATCTAAATCAATTGGCGATAAATCAACAGGGAACATACCAACAAAGTTGTAAGTTTGAATGATATTTCCTGTTTTACCGTATTGGTCAACTTTTGCATCAACTGCATAAGATGATGGACTAGAAGCATTACCACTTCTAATATTACCAGAATGACTGTTAATAGAGTTCATCCATTGTTCTACTGCATTACGGATTGTGAAGCTTTCATCATTGATGATTTGCAGTGTCCAATCGGTGAATGTACGGTTACCAGCAAACTTCATTTCACGACCAAAGTAATACAACGGTACTGTACCAACTGTAGAACCAGGTAACTGTGCAGCTTTGGCCATAAATTGAACTTGTTGACCAGCAGCGGTACCGTTGGTTGCTAAAGTTGGGAATGTGAGTGTAACTTGGAATAGATTGGGACGGGCACCGTCACCAACCAAATTCGCTCTAAATTCTGCTACGTTGAATGCCATTTTTTTCTCCTATTCGTTGAATTATTTATTAGAACTGTCCAACGACTTCAGTAAACGCCACACCCGTTCTTACGGCAACAAAGTTCAACTGAATATAATTAATAGAACGAGCAGGCTTAACGTAAATGTCACCAACAAACTGATTAGCATCAATAACTTGTGGAGTATTATTTGTAGAATCGCAAACTACTTTGAAGTCAGAAATACCACGGCGACCTTGTACGTCACGAAGGAATGGAGTTACCAAAGCAACAAATTGTGCTTGTGTGAATGAATCATTAAATTCAAACAATGAATATTTTGAAGCGGTTGCAATTGTTTTCTCAAGTACAATAAACAATCTACGAACATTGATACGGTCGAACGCAGATGGTTTAGATTGTAGAGTTTTATCTCCAAACAATACTGTACCTTGACCTGGGAAGGTTGCTACAGGATTGATACCTTTAGAATACAATGAATCTCGTTGTGTTTGATTTGGATTCCATGCCAACTTAACAACATTCTTTAAGTTACCACGGTTAAATCCAGCAGGAGACCACCACGGATCACGAACTGAATCTGTGTATACACAAAGACCAGCAATGTCACCATTCAATGGTACCCAACGATATACGTTGTTATATTTGTCAAACATGTACTTCCAACCACAATCGGCAACAGCATAAGATGTTGAACGACTTAATGCTGTGTTCCAAGCAGTGATGTTTGTAACTTCATTACCGGACTGGTTAATAACATTGGCGGAAGGAGGTGAAATGAATGCAATTGAATCACCGGCTCTACCTGTTGTGCTACCAGCAGGAGTAACAATATTGTCAATAACATATTGTTGGACTGTTACACTTGCGTCACCAGTAATAATCAAAGAAACATCAACATCGGTAGTACTAGCAAAGTAACTAAATGCATTTGCCAAAGTACCGTCAGAAGGTTTGGTGTATGTGCCGCCAGTTAAAGTAGAAAGAATTGCCGAAGTTAATGTTGCGTATGTTGTTCCGCCTGCCATTGGTTGACCCCATGTGGCATTAGTTGTACTATAACTTACTGGATCAACAGCATAAACATACTTAGAATTGTTAAACAATACGTTTTTGTAGTAATTTGAATTACCTAAAGCATCGACAGAATCATATGCTTTTGAAACAAATTGAAATACTTCTAATACTTGACCTTTGTTACCAGTAAACAAACCGCCAGCATCGATAACAACAATGTGCATTTCGTCATTTGTGGCACCTGCCGCAGCAGCTTGTGCTGATGTTCCTGGAGCTCCATTAACATAATTTGCATATGTCCAAGTATTAAATGGACTTAAACCGGAGTCAACAACAGAAACGGTTAATGAGTTACCTAAAACACCAGGGTAACGTGCCAAGAAAGCACCTAACGCATTATTATTGTTTTGATTCAAATAAGTTGCTTCAAAAACAGACTTATTTGGCATATTGATGTTTGTGCCAACACCAGAATCTGCGTTTAAGCAGGTAGGATCAGTAGCACGAACTACTTGTAGATTGTTACCATAAGCTAAAAATGAAGCTGCGGTAAAGAAAGAATTTGAAGTGTTGCTATCTGGTTGACCAAAATAGTTAACTAAATCTATTTCGCTTGTAACTTGGATTCTTGTATTTGCTGGGCCCCATGCAAAGGCTCCTGCGAAAGCACCGGCCGTAGTTAGTACCGAAGGAACGACTGTGGTTAAGTCAACCTCGGAAACTGATACGCCTGGAGAGATTTGGAATGCCATTTGTTATCTCCTTGAATATTGTGATTTATTGGCAATAATTATACCATTATGATATTTATGTAACGTCATATTTAGAGTTTTATCGTTGAATTTCCCTAAAATATGCAGAATATGTTTCTTTACCGTCCGCTTTTTCCCACACATCACCGTCCCAAACATCAAAACTATGTTCTAAACCATCTTCAACAACTGGAGCTGGTGGGGTAATTTCATCAAATTGATTCATACTTTCAAGTTGAAGCTGCTTACGAATGTCGTGGTTAACAATTTCTTTAAAATACTTTTGAGTTGTTACCCATGCAAACATAACTAAACCCATGACCATATCATCGTTTGCATCAGATTCAGCAGCAAATGAATTTTTATTAGCCACAAAAGTGGTTAATTCAGATATAGTATCAAAATCATTAATAATTAACTTGTCACCTTCAATCAAAGTTTTCAGGTTTGAACAACCAATTCTTTTAACCTGTGGTGACATTTTAAGACCCAACTGAACACCTCTAGCAAAGCCGGCAGACAGTTGTTGTGGTTTTTTATTGCCTGTAAACACTTTCCAAAGATTTTCATATTCCAAATCTTGGTGTAAAATATCAGCAACTTGTGGTGTATTATTTATTTCTACCAAAACATAAGCATCATTATACAGTTTAGCTGCATTATAAATTTCAGTAGGAAATAGAATAGGTGAAATAGAGGAACTCTTATAAGTTGCCACTTGTTCGTAAGGTGTAGAAGAAATATCAATCACCGAGAATGTAGAACAATCTAGTCCTTTTCCTTCTGCTACATCGACCACGATTGCGTATAGGTGGTCTTTTGCATTGTTGTCATCACCTTTGACTGGCGGTTTATAAATCTTAACCTTGTCGTGTTCCGTGATGGGTGTTTGATATACCAATCGTTGGAGTTTAAGTCCAGACACCAAAGTGTTGGAAGAACCCAAGAACTCCGTTTCAAACTCTTGCCGAAACTGATGTTCGGAAGTATTTTTAATTGTTTCTTCTTTCCAATCTTCATCTCGACCAGGAACTTGTGACCAATGAATTTCAAATGGAACATAATTGTTTCGTTTATTGACCGCATCGTTCCAATACTTGTAGAACAAATTCATGCCGTTTGGTGTAGAGACCATTAGAATCTTGGTCTTTGTACCAGCAGTAATAACTGGATAAACTGAGGTAATAAATTCAGAAGCAATATTAGATGGTACGAAAGCAAACTCGTCTAAGAACACAATATTAAACGAACCAGAACGAGAAGCTGCTGATGATGTGGAGTCTGCAATAATGACAGAACCATTTTCTAATTCGATACGAGATTTATTCCATTCAACCACGCCTTGTTGTAACCATTGCGGAAGATTTTCATAGGCCAACTGAAGTTTACCTAAAATGCCAATAGCAGTTTTGCTTCTGTT